CAGCGGACAGTAATTTTCTTGCTGATTGTGTTCTACTGTCTTTTTGGCTTCTTTTAGTGTGCGGAAGTCTTGGATAGCGTTGCCGGCATAAATTACTCTGTATTCTCGTCCGGCTCGTCCGTTCTTGCGAATACTCCACGATGTATCATCGAGCAAGTACACAATATCACCGAATACCGCATCTTTTGTTTTGCGCCACATTGTTACTCTCCTTAAATAAGTTAATAAAGTTATAATTGCTTGCCAGCTTTTGGGTGCTGGCTGAACCCTTGACGGCTTTAGGTTTTAGTTGTTAATCCTGCTTTGAGGATTCTTTATGTATTTGTGCCGTCGTTTATCTTTTTAGCCACTCATTAAATAAATTCGAATTGACAATTTTAACAGTTGTACCTTGAGTTTTGCAACGGTTTGCAAAGTCGTGCCGCCGACAGTCTTTTGTGATGCCTTGATAATAAATCGGAATACCGAGATTGTTCAAAGGCACAAAGTAAAAGAACCTCTTAAGTTGGTATTGTGTTTGATAACCTCGGCTTTCCTCCACTGCATAAATGCGAGCCTCATTGCCATTATTGCGAAGCACCGCCACAATTTCACCTTGCTCCACGATTCGGTTTAGTTTACATTGTTCTGTATAAGTCATTTTCAAACCCTTTCAAAATAAAGCTATAATTGCGTCGAGCAGTTTATAGTCTTGCTCAGGACTTGAAAAATTACACAAATTCCATAAGCGACCGCAACGCTTCTTTGCCGAAAATTATTTGTGGCGTTGGCTTGCCGTTATAGAACGTTTGGATAAAAACGGTCGACCAGTTATCATTAGTTTTAATGTAGGTGTGAACTTGATGCTTGATGTAATCGTCGTTATAAGTTAGATATAAACGTTTGTGATACCCATCCTTGTTTGTTGCTTTTAGTAGCTTCATTTTCAAACCCTTTCAATTAAAAGTTAATAATTTTTGCCATCGGCAATATAAAGAGCAACCTTTAGGCCAAACCAAGAAAAAAACAAAAAAAACTTCAAAAACCTTGATAATAGGCTAAAAATCAGGAAAAACAAATAAATGATAAAATAGGCTATTTGTAACAACAAGTCAATAAATATAAACACCTAACAAACAGATTGAATAGTAAAATTTACGTAAATCCTTATGAACAAACAAGATGACAATACGTTGCAAAATATCAACACCAAAAAGGTAAATGTTGCTAAAAATAAACTAACCGCAAAGCAACAAGCATTTGTAGATTATTATACAGATGTCGGAGGTAAAGGCTATAATAACGGCTTGCAAGCAGCAATTATGGCAGGGTATTCTAAAAAAACAGCTGGAGTTATTGCGAATGAAAACCTGAACAAACCTTATATAATGGCCGAAATCGCCGAAAAACAGGCCTTAAGACGTAAAAAAGCCGATTATAACTATGACAAGGCCATCGCCGAGCTCGATATGGTGATTAACAATCTCCGTCCGCTTGCTAATAAAGGCAACGTCCAGGCAAATCAGGCCTTAACGGCCGCTATACGTGAGAAAAACGCTATTACCGGCCTTCACACTCAAACTGTAAAGACAAAAGACATCTCTGCGCCTAAAATGTCAGAAGCTGAGCGCAGGGCGCTGGCAGATATAGCCAGGAGCTATAATGTGAAATTAGCTGGAGCTTGATAGAGCGCCCGTATTATAGTTTATATTATAGTAGGTCAATTTGAGCCTTGGGATGGGTCAATTTGAGCCATAGGGACATCGTAAGAAAATGGCTAAAAAAGGGATATTTCAATACCGCTTAATTAGAGGGAAAGACGTTGGCAAAAGCTGTCAAGGCCTCTGGGTACCGAAAGAGTTTCTATTCCATAAAAAGTTTACATCGAACGAGAAAATGATAGTATCAACTATCAAAGGCTTTACCGATGCTGGTAAGGACTGTTTCTTATCCAATGACTACTTTGCCGATATATGCAATTGCAGCTTAAGCACAGTCAAGCGACTTATATCCCGATTAAAAGCTAAAAAGGTGATACAAACCCGATACAAGCCCGTTAATGGCAAAAGAAAGCGTGTAATGTTCATCAGATAATCACACAGAACGACCAAGAAGGCTGTAAACTCATCAAGAAGCGGTGTTTTGCGGCTCAAGACAGACTTCTTATTTTAGGCAGGGGGGGGCAGGGAACGGGGGGCTGGAGCTGAGCATCAGTACCCTTCAATCTCTGAAATTTCACAGTCCAAGACCCTGTTAAGATAGGTAATTTAAGAAGGTTTACATATGGACATAGAGCGTTTAATGGCAGTTGATGCTTTGACGTGGGCTAATCATCACAGGTTGATGTTACGTGCGGGTATACGTTTTACGTTGAAGGGTATGCCTTATTTGGTGGATTTAGTCAAGCCTGGCAAGCGTGTAATGAACTGTAAGAAGGGCAGTCAGGTATGTATGACTACCACGAAGTATTTGGATGCCATTCATTCTTGTTATTATGGTTTATATGACCAGAATGTGATGTATATGATGCCCACTGTAACTGCGGTGGAGAAGTTAAGTAAGGTCTTATTTGACCCGATATTTCAGTATAATCCGTGGTTAATACAGAAGGGTGCAACGAATACTACGATGTGCAAGGAGATTAATGGTCGCAGTATAGTGATGGTGGGTGCGCAGCCGAAGCGGGTATATGGTTCGAGTGTAAAGGACACAGACAATCTTCGTTCTATTCCTTGTGATTGTATTATGCGTGATGAGATAGATATGATGGACGAGGATATGGTATATATGTCCAAGCAGCGGTTGAAGAGGTCTCGTTTTGGTATTGAGGTTAATTTTGGTAGTCCTACGTATCCTGGGTATGGTATCGACCAATTGTACGAGAATAGTGACCAGCGTAAGTGGCAAATTAAATGTTCTCATTGTGGCAAATATACTTGTTTGGTAGAGTCATTTCCTGACAGTATCAAGTATATAGACGGTCGTTGGCGTCGTAGTTGTGTACATTGTGGTAAGGAGATTTTTGTTAAGGATGGTCAGTGGGTAGCTGATTATCCTGACCGCAGGGAGGCTGGATTTTGGTTAGACGGGTTAATTTCTCCTTATGCTGATTTGGACGAATATATGTACCAGTATGAGCATATAGAGGGTCGTCAGATGGCCGAATTTATGCGTAGTACTCTTGGTGTAGCCACTGTTGAGGCTGAAAATCAGTTAGATGAGGTTACGGTCTTATCGAGGTGTTCTTTGAATGCCAATCAGATGGTTTCTTCTACTGAGACTGCTATGGGGGTTGATATTGGTAAGGTAATACACGCCGTTGTTGGTATACGGACGGCGAAGGATACTTATGACATATTAAATGTCTCTCGTTTACCAGATTTGAATGCCTTACACGATTTAGCGTTAAAGATGAACGTTCATTCTTGTGTAATTGACTCTGGTCCGCACGATTTTGGTGTACTTGATTTTCAGAAGTCCGAGCCGTACACGATATATTTATGTCAGTATTCCGAGCAGATGCCTGGCCGACCCAAATTTAATAAGGAAGGAATAGTTAAGTGTAATCGCAATGAGTGGATGGACAAGGTTCATTCGACCTTCATTTCTAATAAGATAAGGATACCTCGCAGGAGTGCCGAGATTTCCGAATATGCTAAGGAGATGACCAAGACTGCCAAGACGATTATTGAGAACCCTGATACAGGTCTTACTCGTCCGAGGTGGATTAAGTTAGGTGCAGACCATTATTATCACGCCACTTTATATTTCTTATTAGCGGCGGATAGAACAAGCCCGATTAGGAGGGGTCGTCCTATTAAGCGTTATACTCATTCGTTGAATTTATGGAGTTAAGAAAATGCCCGCATCCTCTAAGGCTCAGTGGAAGCTGATGAAAGGTATTTGTCAAGGAACAATCAAGGGCAAGTCTATTTCGAGACGGCAGGCCTGTGAATACATTTCCTCGCAGCCGACCCCGAAAGGATTGCCGAAGAGAAAGAAGAAAGGGAAAAAATAAATGTATGGTAGAAGAGATGGAACTGGACGAGGACGTGGAGTAAAGGGGGGCGGTCGCAGGAACAAAAACACTGGTGGCTGTTCAAGAGGCGGTCCTGGCAGAGGCGCTGGCGGCGGCAGGGG